TGAAGCGGGTTATCGGATTGACCGGAACACCGGCACCAAATAGCTTAATTGATCTCTGGCCGCAGGTTTACTTATTGGATCGAGGCGAAAGGTTGGGGCAAACAATATCTTTTTTTCGGAACAAGTATTTTACACCGGGGCAAAGACAAGGGCATGTGGTTTTTAATTATGATCTTCGAGATGAAGGAGAGGATGAAATTTATCAGAGGATTGCCGATATCTGCATGTCCATGAAAGCAAAAGATTATTTAGAGCTGCCTGAAAGAATAGATAGATTTGTTGATATTGAGTTTTCAACGTCATTAATGAGGCAGTATGAAGATTTTGAAAGAAGCAAAGTTTTAGAGTTTATGGATCGTGAGGAAATCAGCGCGGTAAATGCCGCGGCACTGTCCAATAAGCTTTTACAGTTTTCAAATGGTGCGGTATATGACGAACTCAAAAATGTTGAAGAGATACATAGCTGCAAGCTTGATGCGTTGGAAGAAATCATGGACACGGCAAACGGACATCCGGTATTGGTGTTTTACGCGTATAAACATGGATTGGCTCGAATTATGAAGAAGATGAAAAAGCATAAACCTCGTAAGCTTGAATGTGAAAAGGATATTGAGGATTGGAATAAAGGTAAGATTCAGCTTATGCTTGCGCATCCGGCCAGTGCCGGGCATGGGCTGAATCTACAAGCCGGCGGAAACATTATTGTATGGTTTGGGCTCACATGGAGCCTGGAGCTATATCAGCAAGCAAATGCCAGACTATATAGGCAAGGGCAGGAATCCAATGTAATCATTCATCATCTCGTGATAAAAGGCACAATGGATGAAAGGGTAATGACTGCTTTGGCCAATAAAGAAGCGGGACAGGAAGTTTTATTAAATGCGGTTAAAGCGGTAATCGCAAAATATAAGGAGGACTAAAAAAAATGAAGCATCTGATAGCGAAAAGATTGATTGCATTGATTATTGTGATTTTTCTTGCAATGGCCATTGGCACCACGCTTGAGCATCTATATCGAACATATAACTATGCCTTCGACATCAAGCATCTTCCTTTGATTACAGTGATTTATACTTGCGGATGGATTTGCTTAGGGGCTTTTATGGGTGTGATTATAAGGCCGAGGAGAAATGACAATGAGCGGCATTAGAGAGCAATCTGAGAGAAGAAACATACTGCAACAGGGTTATTTGAAAGCTTTGGAGCAGCTGCTCATACCTTTTGCAACGGTAATTCACAATGATGCGATAAGTGCGATTATAAGCAGTTTACTTTCAGCAGTGAGATCAGAAAAGCATAGAATAGATAGAGAAAAATTCGAATATGGGAGTCGGAGATGATTTCAAACCAAACAACAAAACAATGGCTATACTCGGTTCGTGCTATTGAGCGGCGTAAACGTGCAATAGTCCATGAGATAGCTAATTTAAAGGCTGAACATGAAACGCTGTTTGATGCTGCTACAACCTTTTATGGAGAGATACAGGTTCAAAGTAATCATAAATCTGAACCAACATTGAGAAGGGCACTTACTCTCTGTGATAGGATGACAAAGAAGCTAGATGACCTTTTACGCAAAATAGAGCACTTGACTCTTGAAGCGGAAGAAGTACGTATGAAGCTCAATGAATATTTCTCCTGCGGTGACATTACCGTTCAAGAATTTGAAGCAATATTTTATTATTTTTTTGAAGGTATGAATGATGAAGAGGTAGCTGAAATTATGCACTATTCAGTAAAATATACATCTGAAATAAAAAATGAAGGAATTAAAAAAATACAAAAATTGAGAAGTTCCGGATAAATCCGGAATCAAAGTATGGTATTATGGCATTGTAGAGAGTTGACGATAAAGTTAATTTTCATCATGAATCTTCCATTATTTTTAGGACACGGCATTCCCGTGTCTTTTTATTATGCCCAAAGGAGGTGGCATAGGTGACAGATAAACAAATGGCATTTGCTCAGGCCTATGTCAGTGATCCAGAGTTGAATGCAGCTAGAGCTTATTTAAGCGTTTATGGTAATTGCAAAAGTCCATCTTCAGCAGCTACTTGTTCGAGTAGGTTGTTAAAGAATGTTGATGTCCGCGTGTACGTGGATGAGATGCTTGACGAAATAAGATCTAAAAAGGTTGCAACTGCTCAAGAAGTTCAAGAGCGTTTGACAGCCATAATGCGCGGGGAAGTAGAAACCGAAATTCCTATCTTTGTTGATAAAGGTGTGCAAGAGATGGAAAACGTAGGAACACCTATTAAGGAAGTTGTTAAGGCAGCCGAATTACTTGGGCGTGCTCACGGTATGTTCACCGATAATATCAATGTGGTTGAAACACCGATAATAAATGATGATATCTAATGAATTTACGAAAAATTATAGCGCCGTGTTTTTACGATGTCCACAAATATATAAAAGTTAATAAATATATTGAGTATTGGCTTAAAGGTGGTCGCGGTTCAACAAAATCATCTTTTGCATCAATCCAGATTATTCTCGGAATGATGAAAGATAAAAACGCAAATGCCGCTATCTTCCGAAAAGTTAAAGAGACCTGCAGGGAATCGGTTTTTGCACAGCTCCAGTGGGCTATTGAAGCCCTAGGTGTAAACGAATATTGGAAAGCATATGTAAGCCCAATGACAATAATATATAAACCTACTGGGCAAAAAATTGTTTTTCGTGGTGTTGATGATCCTAAAAAGGTAAAAGCGGGAAAGCTTGCAACCGGATATTTCAAATATCTGTGGTTTGAAGAACTTGATGAGTTTTCCGGAATGGAAGAGGTCCGTATTGTCTTACAGACATTCCTTCGTGGTGGAGATAACTTTGCAGTTCTGTGTTCTTACAATCCGCCTAAATCGGTAAAAAGTTGGGTGAATCAAGAAGCACAAGTGCCCAAAGAAACACGGCTTGTACACCATAGCTCCTATCTGGATGCGCTTAAGCACCCGGACGGACGGACTTGGCTAGGTGAAGCTTTCATCGTTGAAGCTGAACACCTGAAGAAAGTTAAACCTAAAGCCTATGAGCATGAATATTTAGGCGCTGTTACTGGCACAGGTGGCGAGATATTCGACAATGTAACAATTAGAGAAATTGCTGATACTGAGATTGCGATTTTCGATAATATCAGGCGTGCTCTTGACTGGGGATATGCGGTGGATCCTTTTGCCTATGTCGAATTATACTATGACAAAACACGTAGAAAACTATATATATTTGATGAGATATACAAGATTGGGCTTAGCAATCGAAGAGCAGTCGAGTTAATTAAGGTAAAAAACAAACTTAATGACTGGATAACAGCTGATAGCGCAGAGCCTAAGAGCATTGATGAGGTCCGTCATTTGGGGCTTAGAGTAAGAGCGGCGCGTAAGGGTCCAGGGAGTGTAGAATTCGGTATCAAATGGCTTCAGGGTTTAGAAGAGATAATCATTGATCCTAAGAGATGTCCCAAAGCCTGTAAGGAATTCAGTAATTACGAGCTTGAAAAAAACCGACAAGGTGAATGGATATCCAAATATCCGGACAAGGATAATCACATAATCGATTCAGTAAGATACGGAACGGAATTTGACCAAAAAGGCACTAAAGCCGGAATGAGAAAAGTGTGATAAGAGGTATGGTATGCTAAATAATCTTGATTGGCTTGCTGCCGGCAAGGACTTTCCGCCTGCAAGTGAAAGAGAAAGACTCAAACGGTACAGACAAAATAAGCAGATATATGACAATGATCATGCCGATGTATATGCAGAGCAGTTGAAGCGCATAGACAAAGTGGTTGGTAATGTCAGCGAAATAATCAGCTATCCAATAGTTTTAAACTTCCAAAAGAAAGTCAGCTTGAAAACAGCTGATTTTTTATTTTTAGAAAAACCAATTATCAAAAGTAAAGATGAGAAGCAGCAAGAAACAATTGATGAGATTATAACCAAGTCGGATTTACTTAGCATAGGTTTTCAAGGGGCTATTGACTGTTCAAGATATGGCACAGCGGTATATAAGATTGATATCGAAGATGGCAAAGGGGTAGTTACCATATCGAGCCCTGAATATCTTTTCATTGTGGTGGACAACGATAACCGGAAAAAGATAACTCATTATGTGATTGCATGGACTTATAAAGAAAAGGTCAATGGAGAAGAAAAAGCTTTTTTGAAAGCGACTATCTATGGGAAAAACGCCTATAGAACGATTGTTTTCTCACTTAAGGAAGCATCTTCAGAAGCAGCTTACACAATAGGAAAATCGGTGAAAGATACTAAGGACGTAGCAACAGGTCTTGATGATTTTGCAGTTATCCCTATACACAATCAGTTGACATCTGACAGTGTGTACGGCAGTGATGATTATATGGATGTCGATAGTATTGTCTCAGAGCTTGAAGTAAGGACAGCACAAATATCAAAAATACTTGATGTATTTGCAAGCCCTACAGTTTCAGGCAGTGCGCACGCTTTAGATTCTGACGGTAAAGGCGGATATGTTTTTAATGCGGGTAACTTCTATGCGCGAAATGATACAGATGAGCCTCAGCTTGAATACATTGTTTGGGAGGCGAGCCTTGATGCAAACTTCAAACAAGTGGAAAAGCTCATAAACTATTTGTCAGTTATATCCGAAATGGGAGCCGCGATATTTAGGGATGATATGAGCACCGGCAATATTCCAAGCGGAACGGCATTAAGAAAATTGTATATTAACGTTTTGGCCAAAGTGGCCAGAGTGCGAAATAGCTTTGATAAAGGATTCAAAAAAGCGATAGCTGCAGCATCTCAAGCAGGATATGGCGGTAAAATTGAAGAGCAAGTAATCTCAATCACTTGGCAGGATGGACTTCCCAGCGATCCAAAAGAAGAAGCTGAGATTATGGTAAGCCGTACCGGTAATAAAGCGACAATGAGCGTAGGCCGTGCACTGAAACAATATGACGGACTTACTGATGACGATATTGAGAAAGAGCAGGAAGCTTTAGCGGAAGAAAGTGTAACAGAAAACCCGATGCAGGTGCCTGGAATAAACAATGGCAGCATTGAAGGTGAAGAAGGAGAAATTATTCAACCTGAAGGAGATGTAGATGCAGAGCTTTCCTATAACGGTGCGCAGATTCAAAGTGCTCTTGATATTGCGGTCAAAGTGGCAGAAGGCACAATTGCCTCGGAAGCTGCAATCTCTATGATGATTAAATTCTTGAGGATGGATGAGAAAACAGCAAAACAGATTATAAATGCTCAAGCAAAGGTGAATATTCCTGAAGACAAAAAGATAGAGTGATAGATTATGGCTAAAAATGAGCAGGTGCTGATTGATTTATATAAAAGATCGCAGGAAAAGCTCTACAAGATAATTACCGAAAAGGCTGCAAAAGGCAGCTTTGCTTCTTTCCAGGGGGCAATGCTTAAGGAAGTAAATGCAGAGCTTGCCAGGCTTCAAGGCAAATCGCTTGAATGGGTGCAAGGCACTATCCCTGCACAGTATCGAGCAGGAATAGCAGAGCAGGAAAAGAACCTGAAGGAATATCGCGAGATGCTCAAGGCTTCGGGAAAGAAACTACCTATGGCACAGACAGCCATAACGGTAATGCACAGGAATGCTATTCAAGAGCTTGTACTTGATTCAATATCCAGGATATCAGTTGCGAACGGATCTCTTCATAAGGCGATAACGGATGTTGTTGCACAGAAAATAGTAACAGGTGAAACGCTTGAAAGCTTAAAGCTTAGAATACGTGAGCAGCTTTATGGCGTAAGTAGAAATGGTCGCATCGAGGTCAATGGCCGTCATTACGATATGGTGAAGTACGCTGAAACGGTTGCACGGTCTGCCACAAAGGAAGCGACAAATAAGGCGGCTAAGAATTCAGCTCTGTCCGTTGGAAGCGATTTGCTTAAGATGAGCACCCATTATCCGACTTGCTCTATGTGTGGACCATTGCAGGGCAGAGTATTTTCGATAAGTGGAACACACCCGGTATATCCTCCGCTTGATTTCGCTTGGGGGAAGGAAGGATATGCAAATGTCCATCCGAATTGCAGACACGTTTTCACGGTGTTTATTGAGGATTATAAAAGTGATGAAGAGCTTCAGAAAATTCGGGAGCATTCATCGCGGCCAATAACACAGGATAGCCGTACAAAAAAGGAAGTAGACCTATATAATAAGCAGCAGCGCAAGAACGCTGAGATGTGGCGTGATAATCAGCAGTGGACTAGGTACAAAGAAAGGCTTGGATCCGACAACGTTCCTAAATCATTCTCGGGCTTCCGGAATATGAAGAAAAGCGATAATGAGAATTGGCAGGTTATGCAAGCCCAGTATAAAGGGATGGGTTATTACAACAAAGCTGCACTCAATGAAGGAAAGGTGACCAACGCTGTCAAAGAGCTTGCTGGTAAAGTTGGTATGGAGACCGGGGGAATGGAATTTCGGGTAAAAGGAAAAGGATCCTTTCTGCGGAAAGTTAAAAGCGAATTTTCAGAAGATGGGATGGAGTATGAAATCAATGATATACTCCGATATACTTTGCTTGCAAATCCAAACGATTTATCAGAAAAGGCACTGCAAAGCATTGAAGAATTTACCAAAATGGGTTATAATACTATTGCAGTTAATAACACTTGGAATAATGATGCAATAGCCTATAAAGGCATTAATACCATTATTCAATCCCCATTTGGTCAGAAATTTGAAATGCAGTATCATACGCCTAAGAGTTTTGAACTCAAAAATGGTGTTATGCACTCACTTTACGAACAATATCGACTAATCGAAGACAAGTCCAGTTCAAAAGCCATAGAGATTGATATACAAATGCACGAACTCAGCAAGGCGCTTGAAAAACCTCCGGGTATCGAGAAGGTGAAAAGATGATCAACTATTATAAAATTATAGATCTAAACCTAATCGCTAAAAAGGAAGAACACATTCCTTATATTTACGATGCCGAAAAAGGGGAGTGGACAGTTGATAAGGACAATATATTGACCGACAGGCTTATGGGCTATGATGAGGATAGGATAGGCGGTTCATCGATGATGAATAGAATACAAGAGATTACAGATGAAGAAGTTGAATTGTAGCAAAGTTGAATAAAAACAATATCGGCTAAATCTGGCATCAAGCACTCAACTCGAGTGCTTTTTTAATACCCTTTTTTAACGTGTTTTGCAGGGAAATAAAGAACAAAAGACACACCCGGCAGGAGTAGACCTGCAATAAAAAATCTAGGATAGGAGTACGATTATGGAATTTTTAAAGGACGTATTAGGCGAAGAACTATACAAGCAGGTGGAAGAAAAGCTTAAAGGCAACGACAAAATCAAACTAGCTAATTTGGCTGAAGGCAAATATGTAGGCAAAGACAAGTTTGATGCTGAAACCGAAAAGGTTAAGGACTATCAAAAGCAAATCGGCGACAGGGACAAGCAGCTTAAAGGCTTGCAAGAAAAAGCTAAAGGCAATGAGGATTTTGAAAATACCATTAAGACGCTTCAGGACGATAACAAAACGACAAAGAAAACATATGAGGATAAGCTTCTTGCGCAGTCACGAGATCATGCAATCGAAGACGCTTTGAGAGCTGCCAAAGCTAAAAACCCGAAAGCGGTTAGAGCTTTACTTAAAGATGGAGACATCAAGTATAAAGATGGCGAGCTTGAAGGCTTAAAACCTCAACTCGATGAGCTTAAGAAGAATGAAGCTTATCAATTCGACATTCCGAATCCGGATACCGGTGGGGGAGGGAATCCGTCTAAGACAGATCCACCTCCTAGCGAAACGGAAAAGTTGTCGGATGAAGACTTCTACAAACAAAAATTTAAACAAGGAGAATAATACAATATGTCAAATTCATTTTTGACTATGAAAAACATCGCAAGAGAGGCACTGCCTGTT